ACGGGAATTAGAAAGAGATCTTTCAGGAGGATATTCACTAAGCCCGAAATTGGATCGAGAGGCAGCCTTTAACAAGGCAGCACTTTTAAAGGCTTTTGATGAAAACAAAACAGAATTTATTGATGTCGATGGAAATACCCAAGATTTTGAAGATAAAATTGATTCCATTGCTTACGATATAGCTAGAGAAATTTATGAAGAGCCTTATTCTGTATACCAACGAGTTCCTGTGGTAATAGACGGTGATGAAAAATTTACTTTGTTCCGAGGTGGCGAAGATGATCAGTGGCAGTTAAGAGAAGGTGATGGGATGCTTTCGGAGAACGTGGTAAAGACTCTAGATGGGGAAGCCAAAGTTAGTGAAGATAATTTAGCAGAAGCTGAAATACAAACAAGACTGTATTTACAAGATGAAGGGTTTCTTTCTTTTGAAGGTGATGATGGCTTAGAGTATATGCATCAGTATGCTTTGACGGATCAAGTAAATGTTGATGGGACTCAACCTAACCGCAGGGAGATTTTAATAACTTCCCCTGAAGTTGAAGACTTTCAAGATCATTTTACAAGGACAGATGACACGGTGGTGTCAAGTGTGATGGCTTCTGACTGGGATGGACCTATTGTCACAATAAGTAAGGATCTTTCGGCAAGCAACGAAGTATTAAATCCTAACTTAAAGGTTTTATACGCTGATGAAATTCAATCAGATCTTGCAATGGCAAACAGCAGATGGGGGCAAAGAACAAAAATTATAGAAGCAGATGTGCTTCCGTTGTTAGATGACCTTAGATACCTTTCAGATGAACTTAAAAAGTTAGCCCCTGTAACACAATCAGAAGAGATAGCTGAAATACAAAGATGGCTTAGAGTAATCGACAAATCCGTTAAAGATATAACAGAGGGGGTAAGTCGTTCTGATAAGTCAATGACCCCATTACAAATTTCAGACATTGTTTCGATTTTAAAAGACCGTATACGAACTATTTCAAACGACCCTTCTTTATATGAAGTGTTTTCTAAGAATCCAAGATTAAAGTCTATTCTTTATGGTGAGAATCGTTTTTCCAGCCGAGTCAGTGACCTGCCGATATCTGACAAATTAACTTCCGCTAGAGAAAAACTAGACGAAATAAAAGGACCGGAAACAAATGTTCCCAACCCTTGGCAAGATACTTGGCACGAGTTGGTGTTGAAGAAATTTATGAAAACGGCAGTCGATGAAGGTTATGATTATGTCATGGTTCCTAAATCAGAAACTTTGGTTGCAAAATGGGGTGAAGGTATGGTTGAAGGACGTAAAGGAAATTACAGAAAAATGTATCAGGCGGTTTATGATCGTAAAATCCCTAGTTTTTTAAAGAAGTACGCTAAACAATATAATAGTGAATTAATTGATGCGGAGCTTGGAGAGAGTGAATTAATTGATATGGGTGTCCCTGAAACAACTCTTATTAAAATTACTCCAGAGATGAAAGAAGCAGTCAAGGAAGGGCAGCCCTTATTTAATATTGCCGTGGGCACCGCAGCAGGGGCTGGAGCTTTATCGACACTAGATCAAGAGGAGCAGGTTTATTAAATGAATGTGTTTAATTTTTTAAACAGTTTAAATCGCAAAAGCTATGGCAAAAGGCTAGATGGCACAGAGAAAGATGTGGGCTACTTTGGTGTCTTACAAGGCATAGGAGATTTAAAAGGGCAACAAGTTACGGAGATGTCTATCGGTGACCCGAATAATCCAAATACTATATTCCGTCCTGCTATAGTCCCAACTTTAAATGAAGATGAGCTTAATCATGTCTTATCAGGTAAATTTATGCGAGGTGTTCCAGAAGGTGAACGCCCAACAGGAATAGATGCTATTATTATACAGAAGTCTTTAAAACATGCTAAAGAAAGGCTATCTCAAGGGAAAAACCCTTTTTATAGTTCTGAAGAATGAACCGTAGTCAATTTTCATCATTAATATCGAAAGGAAGTAAAATGAAACATGGAAATATGAAAAAAAAGAAGCCAATGAAAAAGATGGTTAAAAAGCCAATGAGGAGAAAAGGTGGCAAATACTGATGTTGAAGTTCATGTGACAGGTGTTTCCTTGTCAGGAAAGGTAAAGGAAGATGACGCTAACCGAGTTAATGAGGATAGTGAAGAAAAGGCTTCTGGAGCAGAAGACAGCCATAGCAAGTGATATGGTTGAAGGACGTATGGCAGATTTTAATGGCTATACGAGGAACGTTGGGGTGGCAGAAGGATTACAACAATCTTGTGACATCATTGACGAAATGATTAAAAAATTAAATGAAGAGGATGAATGACATGTCTCATCAACATGATTTACCAGTACCAATGGGTTGGAAAGTTCTTATCCAGCCAAATGAACCAAAGAAAAGTACACAAGGTGGCATTGTAATTCCAACTAAAGCCATAGAAGCTGAAGAGTATTTGACAGCTCATGGCACAGTTCTAGCCAAGGGAGAGCTTGCGTATAGAGATAAAGATACCGGGCAAGCTTGGAAATCACGTTTTTTTCCAAAAATTGGTGACAAAGTGACTTATGGTAAGTACGCAGGGCAAAAACTTATCGTTAATGGTCAGAAAATGCTTTTGTTAAACGATGATGAAGTTACTTCTATCCTTCCCGAAGGTGCAGAAATAACTTCTTATGTCAATTAGGAGGATTGCTATGTCTGAAGAAAAAATTAAAGAAGTCGAACAAGAAATTGAAGATGCAGTAAAAAAACAAGCTGTTTCAGAAGATGATTTTCAAATAGAGGTTACCGATCAAGATCCAGAACAAAAACAACCTGAGCAGAAAGAGCTGCCCTTAGATGATGTAAATTATGGGGCAAAAGTTCAAAAAAGAATTAAAAAATTAATTTCTGAGCGAAAGGCTGCAGAGCAACAAACAGCAGCATTGCAACAGCAAAATGCCCAGTTTCAAGCTCGATTAGAGAGACTGGAAAGGGGCAATCAGCACCAAGCTGAAAATAATTTTCAGAAACGCTATGATGACACCAAGGCTGCATTAACAAAGGCTGTAGAGGAGGGTGACACAGAAGCTCAAGTTAATTTTTCAGAGCAGTTGGCTGATATGAGAGCTGCAATTAGAGTTAATGAAATGCAGCAAAGGCAAATGCAGCGAGTGCCCTCTCAACCTAAAACTCAGAGACAGCCTGTTGAAGAGGAAGATAACAATCCTCCACCAAAAAAAGCAATGACTTGGTGGAGAGACAATGAATGGTTCAACTCTGCAGGTTTTGAAAGAGAAACGGCTGCTGCAAGAGCTATTGATGTTCAATTAGATTTAGAAGGGCATGATAAAGAATCTTCAGAATATTATGAAGAATTAAATAATCGTTTACGAAAAGTGTATCCTGAGCTAATATCACCTAAAGTGCCAAAAAGAGCGAAAAGCAGATCGCCTGTCGCACCTACTGCTGGTGGTTCAAATGGTGGCTATAAAGGGAATAGAGTACGTTTAACGCAGGATCAACTTAGGATGGCAAGAGAGCTTGGTATAACAGATGAGGTAGGACTCAAAAAATATGAAGCAGAGGTTCGTAATCAGACTAGGAGGAATTCGTAATGGTTGTTAAACGTAAAACAAGATCAAATGAAGTGAAGAAACTACGAGCAGGAGAGGCTCGGCAGGAAACTGCATGGAAACCACCCTCTTTATTGGACGCTCCCGACCCTCGACAGGGAATGGTCCAAAGGTGGATTGCTACCTCGATTCAAGGTAAGGATACCCCAGACAATGTGTACAAGCGTATGAGAGCTGGCTGGGAACCACGCCCTGCAGATACTGTGAAAGATAAGCGATACCCAACTATCAATCATGGAGAGTGGGCAGGTTGTATTGGTGTTGAAGGAATGTTGTTATGTGAAATGCCTGTTGAGAAACACAGGTCAATGAAAGAATATTATTCTGGAAAAAGCACAGAGCAAAATGAATCCATCAGTTATGACTTGGAAGCGTTAGGAAGAAGGTCGGGACTGCCTATATCGCAAGATCGGCAAACAACAATGAGTCGTGGTCAAGATGTTTCGATCATGGATGATTAATTTTAGCTCTAAGGAGTAAAGAAAAATGGCAAATGTAGATGCAGCTTTCGGTTTCGTACCAGTACGAACCATGAGTGGATTTGCCCCACGAGCAAACAAATACACCATTACAAGTACGCTTGCAGAAAATATTTTTACAGGTGATCTTTGTATTATTACTGCAGACGGTGTTTTAACACCACACACCGCTACTGAAGTTAATAACATTGGAGTGTTTGGTGGGGTAAGTTACACCGCATCCGATGGTAGTTATGTTTATAGTCAGTATTGGGCTTCTGGCACAACTGGCACAAATATAATTGCTTATATATATGACGATCCTTACACTGTCTTTAAAGTGCAGTCGGCTGGCAGCCCAGCCCAGACTAATATTGGTAATTGTGCTGATGTTGTCGCTGGAACTGGCTCGACCACCACAGGACAATCGGGATTTGAAATTTCAGGAACGATGGCTAATAGTGCGGCAACAGCAAAAATTATTGCTTTACATGACGCACCTGATAATGCCTTTGGAGCCAACGCTGTTATGGAAGTGCTTATAAACGAGCATCTTCTCAAAGACAGTGCTGGCATTTAATAGGAGGGTATAAAAAATGTCAATGAATAGAGCACAATTTGCAAAAATGCTTGAGCCGGGGCTAAATACCCTTTTTGGTCTTGAGTACGACAGCTATCCTCCAGAGTATGCTGCGGTTTTTGAAGCAAACACCTCTCAAAAAGCATTTGAAGAAGATGTTTTGTTGGAGGGATTTGGTTCAGCCCCAGTTAAAAACGAGGGTGCTGCTGTATCATATGATTCTGCAAGCCAGCAATGGACTGCACGTTATCAGCATGAAACCGTGGCTTTAGCTTTTAGCATTACTGAAGAGGCAGAGGAAGATGGTCAGTATGGATCAATTTCTTCTCGCTATACGAAAGCATTAGCACGTTCAATGTCCTCTACTAAAGAGATTAAGGCAGCTAATGTTTTAAATAATGCAACAACCGCTGGCTTTACAGGTGGTGATGGGGTGACTCTTTTAAGCACATCTCACCCAACTCGTAATGGTAATCAGAGCAACACGTTGGCTACTGCAGCCGATCTTTCTGAAACTTCACTTGAGTCCATTTTGATTCAGATTGCGGATATGAAAGATGATCGTGGGCTTAGAATTGCTGCACAAGGCACAACGCTGGTTATTCCAACTGCGTACTCTTTTGTAGCAGAAAGATTGCTAGAGTCTCAGTTGAGAACAGCTACGGCTGACAATGACATCAACGCAATCCGTTCTGGTGGATATCTGCCACAAGGCTACCATGTAATGCGTAGGCTAACAGATTCTGATCAGTGGTTTGTTAAGACTGATGTTCCTGATGGCTTGAAAATGTTCCAACGCTCTCCTTTAAAGAAGGGCATGGAAGGTGACTTTGAGACAGGAAATGTACGCTACAAGGTTCGTGAACGCTATAGTTTTGGCTTTACTGACTGGCGTGGTATTTTTGGTTCTGAAGGAGCTGCGTAACACAATAAGGGGAGGGCGTTAGCCCTCCCTTAATTTTTATAACTTCTGACAGCGTAAGCTGACACTAGCCGAGACAGGAGATTAATTATGGCTAACACTACATTTACAGGACCAGTGCGGTCCAAAGATGGTTTTGATGCCATCATAACTAACAGCACAACAGGTGCTATTACCAATACAATGTCTATGGAAACCTATGTAGCAACAGTTACAGTTGCTGACGGTGCTACCACAGGCAAAGAGTCTGCAATAGGAATCCCTTCTAATTTTATACCGATGGGTGTGATGGTAGCAGTTACAGGAGCAGCATCTAATGCAGTTAATTTACAAGACATAGGCACAGATGCCGATACGGATGGATTTGTAGACGGTATTTCTGCTGCAGTAAATTCAGTGGGATTCAAAGGATTTTTCCCTTGTAATGGCGTTTTAGGAATGTCTGGAGGAGCTACTACAGCAGCCACTGCCACAGCAGACGAGGTTGAGATTGTTCTTTCTGGAGATCCCGGAGCAGATACCACTGTTGTTATGAAATTCTTTGGGCTATCTAGTTCTTCTGATGCTTCTTAAAGGGGAGACAGATTATGGCAGACATTACAACATCAGCTAAAATATCAGAAAGCACTCGTGAGGTTGTTTACGCTTTTCAGTATCAATATGTTGACACAGGTAATGAAAGTGCTGTGCTTAAAATAGATGTGTCTGGGTTGAGCAGTAGTGCAGATGGCAGTGCTTGTACAGGAGTTCGGATAGCAGAAATATGGTGGGTTATATCCGCAATGACTGTAGAGGTGTTGGCTGACGCAGACACAGACGTTATTATGTTGCATTTGACAGAAGGGCAAAGCGGTTATCAAAACTTTTCTACAGTAGGAGGGATGCCAACAAGCTCTGGTTATGGAACTAATGGTACAGGTGATATAAAATTTACCACCACTGGGGCAGGTGCTGCTGGCGATGCTTATCAAATTGTTATTCGGGCAATAAAACAATACTAATGGCAACATCAGGCACAGTAGCTTTTAGACCAAATATTGAGGAGATTATTGCAGAATCTTTTGAAAGATGTGGCATTGATCCTCAAACTAGGACAGGTTATCACGCTGAATCAGCTAGACGTAGTTTGAATATGCTTTTTTCGGAGTGGGCTAATCGAGGAATTAATTATTGGACAGTTCAAAATAATACGTTAAGTTTAACTGCCGATACGATTGTTTATGCACTGCCAGCAGGAACGATTGATCTTATTGATGTTGTGGTGAGAGAAACGGTTGGCAGCACAACAACGGATACAGTAATTAATCGGGTTAGCATTGCTAGTTATAATCAGATTCCTAATAAAAGTTCTTCTGGCAAGCCAAGCCAGTACATGATTGATAAACAATACACGCCAAATATTTATGTGTGGCAAGTTCCTGAAGACACATCTTATTCTTTGCTTTATTGGTCAATAAATCAATTAGAAGATGTTACGGAGTCTAATCAAGATGCAGATATTCCGTATCGCTGGTCAGATTGCATTTGTGCAGGGCTATCTAGCAAGTTAGCAATGAAGTATCAACCGGAAAAATTTGATATGTTAAATCAAGTTTACGAAAGAGCCTTTGAGTTTGCAGCGTCAACAGACAATGATGGGGTTTCTATGAGAGTGCGACCAACTGGGTTAAATTTGTCTTGATATGTATGCGAGAAGAGCGAAAGGGAAAAAATCAGTAGCCATTAGTGATCGAAGTGGCTTCAAAGTTCCTTATAAGTCTTTAAAAACGACATGGGATGGTTTGAGGGTTGAACCTGAAGAATGGGAACCCAAACATCCACAGCTTACACCTGCAAAAAATGTTATTGATGCGACTGCTTTATTTGATCCTCGACCTGATAATGATCCTGATTCCACAGAATTTTTTGTTGGGTATAATTACGGTGATAT